ACAGAAAGATTTTACTGACTACAACAAATACTATCACAACGCATTAGAGGTTCAATTACCTTCCCGTGATGAAGATGAGGCTTATGAGTATGAAAGGGAAATGGCTGAATTGGATTTTCACGATAGGTTTAACGAACATTTTGAAAGGGGATATTAAGATGACACACGAACAATACAACCAATGGTGGGCTGATTACTACCAAGAAATGGAAGAAACAATGGATTTTATGTCCAATGTTGGTTGGGATGAAATTGGATTTGGAATGTAATATTTATGGTTATGGACAAAAGAATAGAATACTTTACCCAAAAACTTAACTCATTAAGAGTTAAAGAAGCAAACTATAACGCATCTGGTTATGGGACACCTGCTCACATCAAAAAAGAAATGAGATTAACGGAAATTGCGTTAAATCAATTAAAGAACTCCTCTAAATAATAAAATCGTTCCATGTTAAATTCCCCTGACTTTTAGTTGGGGGTCTTTTGCGTTATCAATATTTTGTTGTATCTTTGTATTGTTATGAAAACTTGTAATCAATGTAATACTGAAAAACCATATTCCGATTTTCACAAAAAGACCTCATCAAAAGATGGCTTTACTACAATATGTAAAAATTGTAGAAAAGTTTATACTAATAATTTTTATATCCAAAATTCAGAAACTATTAAATTGAAGAGAAAAGAAGAACTTCAATTATTTCCTGAAAGAGTAAAAAATAGAAGAAAAAAAACATATCAAAAAAATAGAGATAAAAGAATTGAAGAAGTCAAAATTCATTATAAAAACAATAAAGAATCAATCATAGAAACCAAAAAAAAATATATTGCAAAAAGAAGAAAGATTGATATTGAATTTAAACTTCAAATGATTGTAAGGTCAAGATTAAGTAAATTTATAAGTGGAAAAACAAATGAATTTATGGAAAAAATTCTTGGTTGTAATTTTTCTAATTTTAAAATTTATATTGAAGAAAAATTTGTAGATGGTATGTCTTGGGAAAATCATTCAATACATGGTTGGCATATTGACCATATTATACCTTTATCTTCAGCAAAGAATAAAGAAGATTTATATAAATTATGTCATTATACTAATCTTCAACCATTGTGGGCAAAAGACAATTTATTAAAATCTAATAAAATTTAACCTCTTGGTATGCCAGGTGAATTGTTTGATGCTCCGTACCAAGTTGGGAATTGTGAATCCCCACACAAATAACCCATAGCATTAAAGTTTCTATTCCAAGCATTCTTTGAATAGTAATATCCTGTTCCTGGTAATGACATTGGTGCTTTAAACGCTGAATCAGTTTCAGGTGGCAATTGTCCATCATTTAAGTTTCCACTGAAATATTGTGGATACCAACCTGAACGGAATACCAAGTGTCTTCTCATCAAATTGTCTTGGAACTCTGCTTGGTTCTTTGCATTTGATTTAAGATATTGTAATGTCTTTAAGTCAACAGGTTGACCTTGTTCACTTCTGTTCTGAACCAAACCAATGTTGATAAACTTTACCCAAAAGTTATCAAGAGCCAAGTAATAACTCCAAGCAATCAAGGTTGGTTGAATATAGTTATCCAATAAAGCCTTATATCTATAAAGTGCTGGGTCTGTATTAACTGTATCATTATCAACAATTGTTAACAAGTATTCATAAAGATTTGTTCCAAGTGTTTCTTGGATTTGAATTGCTTGTGCCTGTTGGATTGCAAATCTTAATTCAGAAGAATCAACATTGTCCGTGATAGGCGTGTTATCTTTTAATTTGCTTTCTGATATGAATAAAACATTTTTTGCCATTAGATGATGTTATTTTGGGTTATGGTTAAATCAATTTCTTGACCTGGATATATCAATTCAAAAATAGGTTTTAACTCTCTATTCATGAATTTCTGCATTGGATAAATATTCGTTGATAAAAACAATTTGAATGATGTCTCCAATTGTTCCGCAGATGAACTAAAGCCTGTTCTTGATGGTAAACCAATAATTGAAGGGTCAACGATACCATTACCACATAAGATTTGATGCTGTACCAATTCAAATATACTTGAAAAATATCCATCTTCCACATTGGTTTGAATCTGTGTGATATCAGGTTTTTGTCCTTCTTCACCATAAGATATGATTACCCTATTTGCGTTGTCAGCACCCATGTACCTATCCTCAATCTTCCTTAAAATTGTGTTCTGTTCGTATTCAGAGTCAGGTGCTGGTTGATTAAAATGCACCCACATGCCCATAGAACAGCCGTTGATGATGTTTGCAAGGTTATAGACAGTTATTTCGTGGTTTAACTTAATGTCATTGATACATGCGAGATAAGATGGAACACCATAATATTGTGATTGAGGTCCATAACTACGAATATGTATGATTTGTCTATCCGTATAGTTCATTGGGTCAAATTCACTAAACTCAATAATCGGGGTTCCTTTTCTATAGGTTGCCCAATCACGACAATAAAGATACTTGGTTGCGGGTGCTCCCATTTCTTCTGGTTTGTGAACCCTCATATACTTTGTAGGTATTACATAAAAGCCTGCTAAACCTTGGCTGCGGTCTTTTCTCCATACGCATTCCAAGAACAAATTGCCTGTTACAATTAGCTCAAAAAACATTTGTTTTGATACATCATTAAGATATTGCTTTGAATTAACCTTATAGTCATTTACATAGCCTGAACCTACGGAATTATCAACACGGGCTCTAATCGCTGAATTATGAATTGGACTTGCATCCAACAACATATACAACTCCTCAGGAAATAAGTTATCCACACCAAATCTTACAAATGGTTCATTCTTGTTGATAACCTCCCTAAATGAGGTAATGGTATTTGTTCCAAAGTTTAGTTTTTCAATGTTAATCATAGGTATTATCCTTCGTATATCTTATA